TTTTAGATTTTAACATTCTTTTAGTTCCTCTAACTTCAACTTCATCTCCAACACCTATTTTGTTGAATACTCTGTCTTGGTTTGTAAGGATAGTAGATCTTGGATCTGTTTCAGTTCTAATTTCTGGGGTTGTAATCTCTACACCACCTGTTTCATTAGAAGAAGCAACAGTTCCTTTACTACCGTAAGAAAGTTTATTTTTTAAATCTGCCATAATTTTCTCCTTAAGCTGTTATAATTATTTTTTCTTAAAATTTCTACCAAAATCGTGAATTTTACTTTGGTTAGCCATTTCTTGTTTAGCAAGGGAAGTTGCAGCACGTAATTCTGCAAGCTCTTCGTTCTGTTCAAGCTTTTCATCCTTGTTTTGTTGGTTCATAAAAGCTTTCATTCGGTCAAGATTTAATTTTTCTTGAGATTGTTGTGCTTTTGTGAAGTCATCTTGTGCTCTGATGTCCAATTCTCTAGCTTTTAACTTAGCAATAGGGTCATTTCCATATTCACCCATTAACTGAGTCTCTTCTTTAGCAAAATCTTCAAACATTTCTGCAATTAAAACTGCTTTTCTAGATTCTATTTGCATATTTATGGCCATCATCTGCTGTTGCATCTGTGGATCTTGCGCTAACGCAGGATTTGCTTGCATTTGTTGTTGCATTTGTTGAATCATTAAGATTTGATCTTTAAATTCTACTTCAACTTGCTCCAATGCCATCAAACTTATGTGTTCAAAAATATTTTTTTGCATAGAAGCAGTTACCACTGGGTTTCCTCTAGCCATCGAAGACGACATAAAGTTCAAATGGGCTGTTATATGAGCTCTATGGTCTTGTCCTTTAAAGGCTTGGAAGGGTTGACCACCTAAAGCTTGAATAGCTTCAATACTAGGATCCATTGGCATTGGTTTTGGAACTGGTTTTAAAACCATATCAATATTTTTTACACCCAACGCTTCATACATAGCACGATACGCATTATATAAATTATGCATTTGCGGATTTGATTGTGCTAATTGTAATTCAGCTTGAGCAATTGATATTCTTTGAGTCTGAGAAAATATATTAGGATCTGCTACAGGTAGAATATCTATTCTATCATCAAAGTCTTGTTGCTTAATACTTCTTTGTCCACCTACCACATCATAAGGATACTCTTGTGGTAAATATGTTTTAAATACTCGAGCAAGCATCTTAAACTCATTCTTAAGACTCACATAAATTCTTTTGTGAATCGCAGACATCGTTCTGCTTCCTCGTTCCAACAAAGCTACTGTCGTTCCCACTGCTGCTTGTTGATTCCCGTCACCTACTTGAAGGTCAGCTATCGAAGCAAATCTTTGCCCGGCTGAAACAACGACACCCATAAGCTGTAACAAAGTTTGTGAAGGCTCTTTAAACGGTAATGCCATAAATGCATCTTTAATATTTCCGCCTGGAGCATCCACATCTCTAAATTCACCTGGAGTAATAGATTGCGCGTCATCTCTAATTCGGATGCCGCGCATCTTAAATCCTGCTGGCAAATTGGAGAGGGTACCAGCATCTAGTAAAGATCTTAATGCAGCTGTGGCTGTTCTTGATAATCCACCAATCATGTGAATTAAACCAAAACCATAAAAACCTAAACCAGGTAAAAATTTAAAATGTACAAAGTAAGAAATTTTCTTTTTTAATGGATCATTAATTTCGTAATTTCTTCTAATCGATAAAACTTCACGTGATGATTCTTCAAGGGTTACAATGTAAGGTAACTTAATTCCAGTAGGTTGACCATCTTGTCCTCGGTCCTCGAATCCTTCTAAATCTAAATCGACATGGAATTCTAAAATATTGTAGATATCTTCATTTTGTGTTTTTTGTATTCCTTCTAACTCTCGTTCTTTTCTCTCTAAATCAGATTCCGTATCTGCAGGAGATCCAAGGTCCACGTCTCTGTAAAAACCATTCACTTGTTGTTTTCTTAAATCATTCTCTTTGGTTTTGATCACATGGATCACGGCCGTTGCATCTTCTAAAGATGTTGCAGAATAAGGTACAACCAAATCTTCCGCAGGTACAAATTTAGAAACTGCTCTGCCTAAAAGATCATCATAATAAACTTTCTTAAAGGCAGATCCAGCAAGAGGTAGATAAAATAACAATTGATCGAATTCAGGTTCGTATTCCTTCATCTGATCCATCAATTGGTAATTCATAAAATCTTTAACTCTTTTAGATTGCATTTCTTTTTCAGGGGTAGGTGCTCCCATAATTTGAGTTCTAATCGGTCCATCAGCTGGTAATAATTCTTTGTAAGCTAACGCTTGAAACTGTGTGACTGCTTCAGCTAGAACTGGGTGAGTTGCACCTGCAGCTCCGTTAAAAGGTTCTGTTCTATCTTCATATTTAAATCCTAAAAGATCTAATCCAGTTATGTAACTGTGTTCCCATTCTTTACGAGACTCTTTGTAGTCCATGTAGTTTTGATTTAATTCTGAACCTAGAGGACCTAATATTTCCTCTGGTAATAACTCGGCTAAATTGTCAAAGTGGTTTTCACTTTGTGCTTGGTTAAATGCTCCAGGTTCAAAATCAATCTCTACACCGCCATCTTCAGTGGGAGTAATTTCTGCGTCACCAGGGTTTGGTATCGATTCGTTAATTTCTTCTTGGACCTCGACTTGCTCTTCGGGCCCTGCTATTTCAACCTTTTTTCGTATTTCGGTTAAAGCTTTGTCTATTTCTGCCATTTATTTTCTCCAATTTATCTTGTTTATATGCTTTTGATTCATTAATCAAGCCTTGTGGGTTAGGCCCACTAAGGGGAGGTATTTGATCCCTTTTCACATAAGGCATGTTTTTAGTAAGGGTTGGATTTTTATACTTACTAGGATGTTTAAATACGAACGTCATTACCAGTAAAATTTCTTTTTTCTTTTGGGTTGCTGCTCTTCTTGATAATCTTCAGGGTGATCTATAAATCCGCCTTGTCTGTATCTTAACAGAGCCTGTGTTGTGCTGTCAACTAAATCGTCATGATCGCCATAAGGAAACGCTGCACACTCTTCTACAAGTTCTTGTGCAAACTCTTGATCGAGAGGCGCCCAAATTTGTCCGGCTTCAAACAATGGAGAGACTGCATTAACTCTTGCAATTTTATCTTGACCTTTACTTGGTGTAAAATTCATAGCAGGAATTCCCATCTGTCTAAGTTCATACATCAAAGGTAGTCCGGATGCTTTTGCTTCAATGATGACTGTCTCAGGATTCCAATATTTATATTGCTCTAAGGCAACACGACGAAGTTCTGGAAACTCTAAACGTTCCTTATAAGAATCTAATAATATTAATTGACGAGGCGAGTCTTCGTTTGGACGAAAAACTCCCCAGGTAGTAATAGCAGAATAATCTGCAGTTTCTTTTTTTAAATATGCTGTATCATAACTTTGAATAGTATGTTCGATGTGAGGTAAATGTTTAGACTCCCAATTTTTCCACCACTCCCTTTTAATGAGAGCTCCTTCTTCTGAAGTTGGGTTCTGCATATATTGCGCGTTCCACTTTGCAACACCCGCAGATGCTTTAACAGAATTTAAATCTTCTAGCTTCCAATACTCTGGCCACACTGGTTCACCTGAAGGTAAGATTGCAGGGAACTCTACGACTTCCCATTGATCCGCGTTCTCGTTTTTTTGTGCGTTCAATAATTTTTGTGTTAAATCTTTCGTAGACCATCTTGTCATAACTAAAACAATACGACCGCCTGGTTGAAGACGCTGCCTTGGTCCTGAAGTATACCACTCCCATGCATTATCAAATGCTGAAGGTGAGTTTACATCTTGCTCTGAATGTGGATCATCAATGATGAGTAGATCAGCACCTCTCCCGGTCACCGCACCTTGGACACCGACTGCAAAGTATTCACCACCATCCGATGTATTCCAACGTCCTGCAGCTTTACTATCTTCCTGGAGTCTTGTTTTAAAAATTTGTTGATACTCTTCTGAGTCAATTAAATGTTTTGCTTTACGACCAAAGTTTACAGCAAGCTCCGCTGTGTGAGTTGCTTGAATAATTTTTAGTTTAGGATTCTGCCCGATCATCCAAGCAGGGAGAAAGAACGACGCAAATTCAGATTTAGTATGCCTAGGTGGCATGTTTATAATTAGACGGGTCAATTCTCCAGTTGCTAATCTATTAAACTTGTCTGCTATGGTCTGATGATGGGACCCCTCTATAAAATCTGGCCACATCCTTTTTACAAAAGATAAGAAATTAGTTTTAACTTGCTTAAGTTCTTTTCTTTGATGTCGTTGT